TTAATTATTCTGCTGATTTTCTTCCATCTCGGCTTCTGCTGCCAGTGATTCAATTTTGTCTGCGAATATTGCTGACAGCGTTGCAAATTCAGCATCAGTGACAGCGGGAATTGGAACAAACCTGATCCCGCTGTGTGCAAGCATGTTTGCAGTTTCAAGGCATTTCCTTAAATCTGCTGGTGATGCCCTGTTCATGCTGCACGCTCCCTCCCCTGGTTGTCTGTTGGTGACAGCGGAGCATTGCTGAATGCATTTGTTAATCCGCCAATATCCAACGCGTATCCTGGGTGTAGTTGCACGGCTGGGTCTTCGCACTGATTACCCCAAACATCGAAGCCATGAGACGACTGGCGGGCGAACAGTTCAATGCGAGAAACATCGCCTAATAATTGCACAAGTTTTTCACGAACGATATCTGGCTTTCTTGAATGCTCAAGCCGCGGTGCGGTAAATGACTGAACGATCCCTGCATTAATGCGCGTAGGTAGTTTTCCCTTTACCGCAAACAGGCAATCTTCACTATTGGCGCGAGTCATGTGTCCCATACCCATAACCAGTTTATCTGGTTGTCGACTACCACATTTTATCCACGTGAAGCCCTTCATCGTCATCAGACGGAATCCCCAGGCTTCAACAACTTTTAGTGCTTCGAGTGGTTGTGTTGGCACCCACCACATGGCCAACAGACAGTTTTCATCGGCCAAATCCCACACAGGAAGGCGGCAGATATCCAGCACACTCATAACCGGATATTTAAAACCGGCACCGCGATTACCATCTGCGGCTTTGTCCCGGTATACCCAGGGTGGATCTGCATAGATTAGTGTGTATTTCTTAGTCATAAACCACCCCACAACATCCTATGCCGCTATAGTCGCCACGGCGAAGGCCGTTACCTTTTGTGATACATTGGTCCCTGCGAACCGCGATCCTTGCACGTTCAACATCACCAGAAGCAACATCCATACACTGAAGCCAAAGGTGAGCGGCAATGCGGAATTGCCCTTTTTTCTCTCTTTCAATCGCGCGTTTTTCGATCTCTATCGCCGCAGGAGTAACGGCGACAATCTTTGACGGACTGCGCATTGAAACCTTATTCATGTGATATTTTTCAAGTCGGCTTAACTTTCTCACTTAATCCAACCCTCTCTGAAAATTAATGCCAGCAGATAAAGCCATGCTGAAACAGAGGCCAGGAATAAGTACCATCCTGACCATTTGCTCCAGTGCCTTAGCAGCGCACTCATGCAGCGTTGCTCACGGGACGATATACACGTTGCTGAACAGGAGGCTTTTTACCCTGGAACTCTGCCGGGCTTGCTGCCTGACGTTCATCAAGCCAACGCTCAACTTCATCACGGTTCCATGCGCAGCGTTTATCGGTGATATACCAGCGTTTAGGAAATTCCCCTGCGCGCTCCATACGGTCGATAGTGCTCCATGACAGTGGCACCACCGCCAGGAGTTCTTTCTTACCTAATGCACCTTTCATGAATACCTCTCTTGGTTGCAGTGCGGCGCACGTGGCGCCGCGGTGGTGGTTACATAGATGTTTCGTTTAATTCTTCCCGACGAACGCTGTAAACGTCGGTTGCTTTTGCCAGCAGTTCGTCATCATCTGAAAGTTTTTGTGCAATGTATTTGTAAGCCTTATCCAGTTCGGAGACAGTGCTGTAATTCATCGCTGCGCTGGTAAAGGCCATCAGCATTTCTTCTGGATCACGGCTGTCCGATTTACGCGTTTGCTCATCAGGCTTTTTCGCTGGTTTAGCGTTGATCAGACTGTTCATTCCCGCAGCAGTGGTCGTTTGCGGAGTAATGTCTCGCTCAACGCGCGGTGCCGTTTCCTGTAATTCGTCTGGGGTGTAGACGCCCATGATTACGTCAGGACAGTGCAGGCGAGACCAGCGTTTTGTCGCAAGGTATGCGAGTTGTTGTTTCGGATCACTGGCCCAAAGTGTGGAGTTTCTTACCTGTGCTTGAGACAGCATTAACTCAAGCACTCGAGGTTGATCCTCGCCCTTCATGGTTGCCCATACGCGAACACCGCAGCCTTCTTCGTCTTTTAGAGTCCAGCCTGGTGCGATATATGGATTGCCGTTTTTGGATGTTTTCTCAACAAACTTACCGATCACGCGTTCCCACGGCCCGAACCACTCGTAGTTGATGCGATCTTTTGTTGGCGACATCGTTGAGATAACTGCGTTTACTAATTGGGCTTCATAACCTAGCGTGCCGTTCACAACATGGGTTTTCTGAGCCACGGCAAACGGGTTCATTCCCCACTGCGCAGCCTGCATTGCCACGGCCATGCAATCAGCTGGTTTCCCGGCGAGGTGCGCCGGTACCGTTACGCGGCTTTGCGCCATTACCTCGGCGAATTTCATCAGTTGGTTCAAGCCGTCTGGGCTGAAAATAGTTGCAGCAGTTCCAGCGATTGCTGTGTCTACTGGTGCGTTGATGTTTGCGATGTCGTTGCTCATATGTACATATCCTGTTTGCGTGCCCACTCAGGGCGTTTAATGATTTCCACACCGCCCCATTCATCATTGATGCGGCATTCGTGATAGGTATTCAGATCCCGGCGGAACAGAGCGTGCCCGGCATCGACATCCTGCGCATCCAGCTCGAACACGCGTACCGGATACCGACCACAATCAATGCTTTCGCTCACGGCAAGAAAGAAAAAACCATGCGGCTGACCAGTAACCCTCATTGCGCCTTCGCGGTACATTGCGTCCTGCACGTGGTAGCGGAATTCCTCGATGTGGCGTGCAAAACGGTCCATATCTGCAACCTTTTTCACGTCGACGATCACGTTGTGCTCGTTCAGCCATTTGTCTGGACGAATTCGGCACAACTCACCAGTCTCTTCATCGTTCCAGTACATTGATGCTTCGCAGTAACCAGGTGCTTCCAGCATCCAGCGTGCCGCCGGGTGAGCCATTGCGCTATCACGCATCAGCTCAAGTTTCCGCCACTGCTCGGCATCAAGTAACGCAATCCCCATATCCGCTACATCACGAAGAAATGCTTCTTCGTCAGCTTTACCTTGTTTCGTCCGACGATCGAACTTTGGTGAAACAATGAAGCGTTTGTCGAACTCTCCAGGCTCCAGAAGCAGACAGTGCAATGCGGTTCCCATATCCAGTGCAGACTTTTTCTCTTCGTCTTCTGGTGCTGCCTGAACCCATTTAAGAAGCGCCGGATTCTTGGCAACCATGTCCAGTTGCGACTTACTCACGCCGTCACCGGCGTGGTAGTCTTCGTTGCTGATGTCGAAATAAATTCCCGGTTTCATGCCGCGTCCCTCTGCCCATCAAGCTGATCAGCCAGATCCCAGCGGGCGATAATTGCCATTGCCTCGCGCCGGTAGGCATCCATTAGTTCTTCGAACTCAGGGCTGTCTTTAGCGGCCTCCAGTACTTCCTGGCGAACGCCTTTAACTGTTACAACGTCGAAAGTTGATGCCAGTTGATGAAGCCGGATACTCTCAATCAGTTCAACTTGTCGGTCATATAGCTGTTCTGACAGGCGATAGTCCTTGTCGAATGCCAGCATGATTTTTTGAAGATTTTTCTGCTGATTAACGTTCATTATCAGCCCTCCCATATCTCGTTATCGTTGGCCACATCGCGAGCTTCTTTGCTGACGAAAGCCCACTTAATGCCTTCCTGTAAGGTGCGGAACTTCCAGCTCATGAATCCGCATGCAGTAACGCAGTACCAACCGCTGATGATTTTCCACTGCATAATTTGTTACCTCGGTCTGTTACCGTTGAGGTAATAATTATGTGTATTTGGTTTGATGTCAATAGATATGAGTTAAAAAAATTACCCGTTAGGTAATCGAACAGGCAATAAAAAAGCCGCCATAAGGCGGCTTACTTACTGAAAAATATGATTTTATTGTTTGTTTTTTTCGTTCTGGTTGATGACAAATTCAATGTAACTTTCGATCTTTGCCTTCTCTGTTTCAGGTAACAATGCGTAGCGCGAGCGGTCATAGTTGATAGTCGCGGGGTCGTGCGGGTGAATCAGTAATTCATATCCGTGACGCCCAAATGCGGATGCAACATTCTCCAGGGTGGAAATGGAAACGCTGACCTCATTGTTTAACAGGCGGCTGATTGTCACCTGGGCGACGCCGGATGCGCGGTGTAGTTTTCCCTGCGTTGAAAGGTCGCGGCTTTCGCTCATCCAGCGTTCCAGGTTGTGAGCAGCCAGCTGACCTATATCACTCGGGCCGACAGGCTGAAAACCTTCCTGAGAAAGCGAGCGATCGATATCAAGCCAGTTACGGGGTTTATTGGCGGCAGCTTCAATTTTTCGCGCAACCTGGTCGCCGATAACCTTCTTGCCAAGAGCCCAGCGGTTTACCAGATTTGCCTGAGTTCCAAGTTTTTCTGCCATCCGCGTCTGAACACCATTGAATTCACGGTCGATCAAGTCGTTGAGATTTTGCCTGCGGACGTCCTGGATACTTTTCATTTTCTGGAAAATCGCCTCATATATGAATCAGTAGATGATTCAATTTAAAGCAATATTACCCAACAGGTAAATGCACCTCATGGGTAACTATCCTTGATTTTTGTTACCTTATAGGTGAATATTTATTATCTGAAATAAATATCAGGCAATAGCTATGAGCGATAACGGACATTTCGATTTCAAAAAGCACTGGCTTGCACTTACTCCGGATGAGCGTGAAGCCTTCGCACAGGAAGCCGGAACGACGAGTCACTATATCCAGACTCACTTAACAGGTAAGCGCAAAATGCCAGGTAAGGTATTGATGGATGGGCTTTTTAAAGCCTGTAAATCAAGACAATGGCTGCGCTCAAAAGCAGAACTGGCATACTTCTTCTACTCATGATATCCAGCCACAACCCTCTGTAGACCGCCATCCGGCGGTCTTTTCATATCTATTCGTACCTCAAAGGTAATAAAAAACCAAATATGGTTGATCTTTTTTTTGTGTCAGCACAAAATAACCGTAATCCCAATACTAATAACAGGGCTTACCATGGAAATCATTACACGTATTGATGCCGCAAAGCGCGGACTTAAACGCTACTACACCGGAAAGCCATGTAAGCATGGACATGACAGTGAACGCTGGGTTTACAACGGGCACTGTGTTGAGTGCACCATGGAATCAAACCGTCGCATCAGGGCAGAGATTAAGCAGATCATGATTAATTCCTCCCCACAACACTCAAGCTGATAGCGGAGATTAATCATGAGCAGACATGCAACAGATTGGGCCTGGGAGACAGATCCAGGTAGCTCATCATTAAAGCTCATACTGCTCTCGATGGCTGACAGATCCGATGAATATAACCTCTGCTACCCCAGCATAGAACGCCTCGTTAAAGACACTTGCCTGAATAAAAAAACCGTGCAGGCCGGGCTTATATCGCTCATGAAAATGGGGCTTATTTCAGATACCGGAGAGAGAAAGGGAGCGACAAAAAGAGTGCGGGTTTTCTCTCTTAATATAACCAAAAACGGGAACATTAAAGGCAACCGGGAGGGGGGCAATGAACCCGAAAACGGGAATATACCCAAAAACGGGAATATACCCAAAAACGGGATGTTGAATGATCCCAAAAACGGGATGTTGAATGATCCCAAAAACGGGATCCAGAACCAGTCATATAACCAGTCATTTAACCAAGAGAGGGAGAGCAGGACAAAAAGCGGGGATTCTGTGCCTCATGACCCCGGAGCAAACAACGCCGTGATGAATAACTTTGTTCCTCCTGGTGGGCCAGGGCAATTAGGCAAATTTGTCATGCATGAACAATGGCAGCCATCAGATGACTTTCTTCGGAAAAGCTCATTGCAGGGGATCTACCTGGACAGTCTGCCAACGGCACAGGAACTTGCAGAGTTCAGAATTTACTGGATGGCTGAGGGTAAGGCATACCATCAGGCACAGTGGGAGCAGAAGCTGGCAAGGCGGCTGCAGATTAGCAGACAGAAGCAATCAACATTACCTGATAACAACGTTCCGCACTGGAACAGCCCTGAAGCATGGGAGGATTTCTTGTGAACAACGTTTTTACCGCGATACAAAACCGTGACGGAGAAGCCCTTTCTCGCATGTCAGGTTATGAGCATCAGTACGTCAACAATGACAATGTGGTGAACATGTCAGCAGAGAGGCTTGTTGATGCCCTTTTTAAACAGCTGAAACAACTGTTTCCGGCGGCAGTGGTAACCAACCTGAAGACGCCAGAGCAGGAAGTTGCTGCAAAACAGCAGTGGATTGCTGCGTTTGCCGAAGGGGGGATCCGAACCCGTGAACAGGTTTCTGCTGGTATGCGCCACGCCCGCGCCAGTGAATCTCCGTTCTGGCCGTCTCCAGGGCAATTTATCAAGTGGTGCAAAGACAGCAAGATGGTTCTTGGCGTCACCATTGACGATGTGATGGCGGAGTTTCACCGGTACAGCAAGGAAAAAAGTTTATATCCTGGTGGTCCCGAAAGATTCCCGTGGCGACATCCGGTTATGTACTGGGTCGTATGTGATACCCGCCGTGCAATGTATCAGCGCCAGCTTAGCGAGATTGAGGTTGAGAAACACGCACGCAGGCTGCTCGATGATTGGGCGAAAAAGGTGGCTTCCGGACAGCAGATACCCGATCCGGTGATCAGCATACAGGCAAAGCCAGAGCCCATGAGTACGCCTCCGGACACAGGGAGAGACGTTTACCATCCACCAGGGCGAAGTTTCGGGTGCATGCCTAACGCCGCCACCCTTGGGGGAATAACACCGGCGCAGTGGCTGATGGAGGAATACAGGCGGGGAAAGGCGGCAGGATTTATCAAGTAATACCAGCGCGATAGCGCATTTTTTTACGCCTCGACAATTACCTGTTAGGTAATAAAATATTCTAAAATCTATTGATTTCGTGTCTTATGTGGTTTTTAATTACCTCAGAGGTAAATCATGAGAAAACAGATACAGGCTCTTGGTCGACTCAAAACAGGTCAGATGAACAAAACAGAATCTGCGTATTGCCAGCACCTTGAGCTGCGTAAACGTGCAGGAGAAATCGTCTGGTATCGATTTGAGGGTATCAAGCTGCGGTTAGCTGACAACACGTTCTATACGCCCGATTTTGCTGTGATGCTCGCCACCGGCGAGATGGAACTGCACGAAGTGAAAGGTTTCTGGACCGACGACGCCAGGGTGAAAACCAAAGTCGCCGCAGATCAGTATCCGTTCCGAATCATCGGGGTAACGGTTAAACCAAAGAAAGCAGGTGGTGGCTGGAACATCGAAAAGTTCTGAATCGACGATCTTTTTAGTTATCAATGTAATCAATAAGTTATGTGGATAAGCGAGGGTAAAGATGGAAAGTAATATCAAAGGGTTAGTTGCCGCCGGGCATGAGATGGCTTCGGAACTGAAAGCAGAATGTGGTGCCGTTGATATGCGCAGTGTGGCAAAGCTGATCAGCGATTTGGCAACGCAACTGGAAGTGCAACTGGTGCGTGCTAATGCGATGGCGGCGGAGAATGCGGGGATGAAGTCTGCGCACCCTCAACCATTCGGACCTGAGATGATGAAGGCTCTTGATGCGTATGAGAAGTATCAGGATGAAGTGCCGGAGACTGGAATGCTTGATGCATTTTTCATCTTGCGCGACAGCATCCGTGTTGAAACCCCAGCCACCGACGCTTTCCTGGCTGAAATACGTGCGGAGGCACGCAACGAGGGGATTAACTACGCCGCAAGCCGTCTTGCTGCTGCGTTCAATCACGGATTTATCAATAAGTCTTTGCGTGAAGTTTTCGACGTTACACGCATGATTTTGTCAGCGAAAGAAGAGTTGGCTAATGAACCGCATCCGATTGATGGCCTGTCCGGTGAATATGCGGAGAAATCCCTTGAAGAATGGGCGGAACAGATTCGCAAAGGAGTTCAGTCATGAGCATCCGAACTGAACATGGATTTGGTCCTTCAACGGTCGAAGTCGAATGGCTTGATGATTGCCCTAAGTGCCAGCACGGCAAAGCCAAGGTAACAGGATGGTCGATAACCAAAGATTCTTTGTGGGCGGGTGATGAGGCCGTCTGTTCCAAATGCGGTCACAAAGGTGAAATCGATGCTGATGGAGAGAATGCTTGGGTGGAATGGGACGAAATCGAGGAGGCACAATGAGCAATATCGACACACTGGCGCTGCGTGAGGCGGCAGAACGTGCAATTCCGGCAATGGAACGCCTGTTAATGTTGCCAGTTGATGAGGACCTGATAAGTGAACAGGAACTTAAAGATTACGGTGTGGATATTGATGCGCTCAACGCCTTCAAATTTCTGGCCGGACCAGAAACCGTGCTGGCACTGCTGGATGAACGGGAAAGAAACCAGCAATACATCAAACTCCGTGACCAGGAGAACGAGGATATTGCGCTAACGGTAGGGAAACTGAGAGTTGAGCTTGAGGAGACAAAATCAAAACTCAACGAGCAGCGTGAGTATTACGAAGGTGTTATCTCGGATGGAAGTAAGCGCATAGCAGAGTTAGAAAGTGATTCTCAGGCACAAAAGTTAGTTGAAGCAATCATTGTTGCGATAGAAAACGAACAGGAACGTCTTTTTGATGAAGATTACCTAATGGATTCGAAAGAATGCATTGACGTAATTCGTGAAGAAGTAAAGCGATGGAATGATTCCCGCGCCGCTGGCATTCGCATCAAAGGAGAGTGATATGGATAAAAACACTACTGCTTACTGGAGTCTGTCACTTGATACCGAATGTCCCAAATGTGGTCACAATTTCGATCTGCTTTGTGATCCAGATTTCTGGGAGTTTTCTGGAGCTAAACAGGCATGTGAAGAAATAAAAGGTTACGAAACATGCTGTCCAGAATGTAACCATGAATTTAAAACAGATTTTGTGTATTGAGGCATAACAAATGACCACTATTACCAGAGAACAGGCACAGAAAATTATTGAAGCAGCCGATGAGGTTATTAGTGCGCTGGCCGGAACTAATGAGGATGTTAACCCTGATAGCAATGACATGCTACGTCTGTGGGATGACCTGAATGACCGTCACGCGCCCCCTGAAGTTGTGCGTGAGCTGGCACGAATTGCACTGGCATCACTGGGAGCAGAACCTGTAAGCCAAGCTTACAACTTGCCAGAATTAATCGAAGGCATGGAGGTTTCCATTGATGTAAGCACTTGTGATGCGGATTTAGGTAATCGCTATTTCGGTACCGTCACCGAGGCGTTAGAACTTGATACTGCCAAGAATGGTTACATCCTCCTGGTTCAGGACGCAGAGCCAAACTTCGATGTAAATGGCAACTCTCCGGTAACTCCGGATGGTTGGATAAGCTGTAGTGAGCGAATGCCCGCTCAAGATGATTGGATTTTAATTTATTCAAAGCACGGCGAGTATATGGCAGGACAGGTACAAGGGGAATACGTGGAGTTGAGCGACGGCACTTTATCGTGGTTAGGGAACGCCTTGTACTGGATGCCGCTGCCAGAACCGCCGCAGAAGGTGAAGTAATGAACAAGTGCAACGCTCTGCTTTATGCCATGGTGATTGGTTTCGGCCTGGCTGCTGGTATCCGGGTTTATATTGCCTGGGAGTCATTAATCAATCTGGCGTGGAGTGCGATTCGTGGCTAAATCCCCCGCAGAGCGCAAAGCCGCTCAGAGAGCCAGACAAGCTGCATCTGGTGTGCGTAAGCTGGAAATTGTGCTTGATGCTCAGGAAATTGAAATGCTGGAGCGTAACTGTGCCACGCGTCGCCCCGGGCGTGCGCCTTACGAATTTGGTGAGTATATTGCGTTACTTATCCGCCAGGATGATGCTCGCGTGCACGGGCGTATAAAATCGATCAGCAGAAAACGTTGCGGTAAGTGCGGCGAGAGAGTTCCTGTGAATTCATGCCCGTGTAATGGTGACTCGCAATGCTGGGTGACCAAAGGCTGGCATGAAACGAAATTAATAGTGTGACATGTCACGAAGGTGTTATGCCAAAAATACGCTACGACCTTGAAGATATGAGAGATAACTCAGCAAATTTTCCGAAAGAGGTTAAATTTCTCATGCATAAGTATGGTTGCGCCAGGAGGGATATAGTTATCGACAGTCAGCACCCTTGCGGCGAGGATGTAATTTTCATTCGCGGTAAATGGGAAGGGTATCTTGACGAGAGTTTTTACGATGAATTTGATGGACTTTGAATACTGCCGCCAACTATGGCGGCTTTATTTTGCATGGTACTATTACCACAACGGTAACTATTACCACGGTGGTTATGATGCCTGCTGAACCTAAAACCTATAAACGCAAATCAACGCAATTTAAGCCACTAACAGCAATGCAGGAGGCTTATTGCCAGTCATACATCAAAACGCCTGAAAATCAGACTCAGGCTGCGATTAACGCAGGATTCTCCCCAAATACAGCGGCAGTTAAAGCCAGTGTCATGATGCGCGATGAACGCATTCAGAAACGGATTGCCGAGTTGATGGAGGAGCGCAACAAACGAATGCGCGTCAGTGCTGATTACGTTCTCATGCGCCTGGTGGAGATCGACCAGATGGACGTGATCGACATCCTCAACGACGATGGGAGCCTTAAGCCAATCCGCGAGTGGCCGAAAATCTGGCGCACTACGCTTAGCGGCTTTGATCTGTCATCGACCATCATGAACATGAACGAGGATTCGATAGAGACAATCCTCAAAAAAATTAAATGGCCTGACAAGGTGAAGAACCTCGAACTGATTGGTAAGCACGTCGACGTCAACGCATTCAAAGAACGCCTGGATGTTAATGTGAATGTGACAATTGCTGATCGCATAGCAGCAGCCAGGAAGCGACTCAAAGAACGTCAGGATGGTAATCAGTGACAGATACAGTGTTATCTCCTGAAGAGCAGTTGATCGAGGATATTGCAGGGTTTACTCACGATCCGCTTGGTTATGCCCTCTATGCGTTCCCGTGGGGGGAAGAGGGGACTGAACTGGCACATGCTACCGGTCCACGTCAGTGGCAGGCCGATGCGTTCCGAGAGATACGTGACCACCTGCAGAATCCAGAGATGCGCTATCAGCCGCTTATGCTGGCACGCGCTTCTGGTCACGGTATTGGTAAATCCGCATTCATCTCAATGCTGATCAACTGGGGCATGTCCACTTGCGAGGATTGTAAGGTCGTGGTGACCGCCAACACCGACAACCAGCTACGAACGAAGACCTGGCCGGAAATTATCAAGTGGTCGAACCTTGCTATCACGAAAGACTGGTTTACCTGTACCGCTACCGCTATGTACAGCAATGATCCTGGGCACGACAAGCGGTGGCGAGCTGACGCAATCCCCTGGTCTGAGCACAACACTGAGGCATTCGCCGGACTACACAACGAGCGCAAACGCATCATCGTGGTATTCGATGAAGCGTCGAACATTGCGGATCTGGTGTGGGAAGTTGCCGAGGGTGCACTAACTGACGAAGACACTGAGATTATCTGGGTGGCGTTCGGAAACCCGACGCGTAATACCGGACGTTTCCGTGAATGTTTCCGCAAGTATAAACACCGCTGGAAAACCGCGCAGATTGACAGTCGGACGGTGGAAGGTACCAACAAACAGCAGTTGCAGAAATGGGTTGATGACTACGGGGAAGACAGCGACTTCGTTAAAATCCGTGTGCGTGGCATATTCCCTGATGCATCTGAATTGCAGTTTATCCCTACCGGTCTTACTGACGAGGCAATGAAACGGGTGGTAACCGCTGCGCAGGTTGCACATGCTCCGGTGATAATCGGCGTTGACCCGGCATACTCAGGCGTTGATGACGCTGTGATATACCTGCGGCAGGGGCTGCACAGTAAGGTGCTGTGGACTGGCAACAAGACCACTGACGATCTGATTATGGCGAAGCGTATCGCTGACTTTGAAGACCAGTACCAGGCTGACGCAGTGTTCATCGACTTCGGTTACGGAACTGGTCTGAAGTCAATCGGTGATGGCTGGGGTCGTACATGGCAACTTGTTCCGTTCGGTGGCGCGTCTACTGACCCGCAGATGCTCAACAAGCGTGGGGAGATGTTCAACTCATGCAAGACATGGCTGAGGCTGGGCGGCATGCTGGATGACCAGGAAACAGCGGACGACCTGTCTGCGGCAGAGTACAAAGTTCGAGTGGACGGTAAAATCGTTATCGAACCGAAGGAAGATATCAAGGAGCGGCTTGGGCGTTCTCCTGGTAAAGGCGATGCGCTACTGCTGACGTTTGCGTTCCCTGTGTCGAAGCGTCTGCGAATTCCCGGGCAGCAGAACCAGCAAGGCAAGGCGCTTACCGAGTACGATCCATATGCTTAGTCTTTATTTTTATCCTCGAAACCTGATAATCCAGATAGAACACCAAAGTTATTAAAAACGTCTGGCTTACCAGATTTTAATCCGGATAAGTTGTGTTGCTCCAAAAAGTTGCTAATTGTTTGGCCGTTGCCAAGTGCAAGACTTTTTATTTGAGATTTTTCAGGGTATTTGAGTTTGTATTCGTCGAAATCATTTTGGAGGGTCTTATATGCCTCATTCATTCTTCCCAGAGTTTCCGATATCTCTTTTAATGAATGATTTAGAGCTGCTAACTGAGCACTGGCGGATCTCAATTCGTCATCTTTAGCTTTCAACTCGGCAGTCAATTCCCCCATACTATTCTTTGATCGAATAATCTCTTCTTTCATCTCTTGGATGTCTTTTTCCGCGCCAGTCTTAACTTTGTCGTATGTAACATCTTTTTTAGCCAATAACCTCTGCAGTCTGGTTTCACGCTGGATTTTTCTTGCCTTCAGGTGATTATCGATTGAGTCATTATTATCAAGAGGCTTTGCTTGCCATACGTTAATGATATTGTTTACCCATGGTAATAGGCAGCAGATAGCAATTACAGATAAGCATGGATAAAACATAACAGTTTTCCATGTGCTGTTATCTGAGATATATGAAATTTTATCTATTATGTTTGATTTGCTAAAAAATAGATAAAGAATTGATTTCCAGTTGAAGGCGCACCAGGACATAACAAAAGCACCAAGCACAGGGTTTTTGGCTCGATTCACGGCAGTATTGGCAGTAGATAAAAACAGCTCTTTGAAGGATTCAAACATGCTAATTACCTTGAAGTTTTTCATGATTATACCTTTAAGGTAATTTGCGGTCATCAAGCAAAAAAATGCCCGGCGAACCGGGCGAACTGGAAGCAATGAGTTATGCCTTCCGTGGCTGTACTGGTTTACAGCATGAAGTCATCGCAATGGCGTCCTGCTGTAAAAAGGGCGGTGATAGTCCTTCAAGGGAAACCATCACCGCCAAGCCCCTGGAACTTCTGGCATCACGGTCCTTAGGCGTGATTCTGGCGTGGCATGCAGGATTCGAACCTGCGACCAACCGCTTAGAAGGCGGTTGCTCTGTCCAACTGAGCTAATGCCACAACGCTGAGAGCACTTAGCCTGTTAAGGCACCACACTTTGTCGCGGCTCCATAAATGCTCTCATCGTTGTACCCTCGTCTCTTCCGAGGCGTCACACCGAATCGCCGGGATGGTGAATCCCCGTGCGCGGAATAAAACCGCTCGACTTGCACATTCCGGCTACCTGGTTCGTTTGCCCGAGCAAGGGAGGGTGCCCCTTAAACGTATCCAGACCGCTATCGGCGCATGTGCCATACGCCGTACTGCTCAAAATAAAAGCTCACTCCACCTGTTCAATTTAACGACAAGCCAGTCAGGTTAATAACCGGAATGAATCCTTTACTTACCTGAAAGGTAATAATTTGTGCGTTAAATGTCAACTATCTACGATAAATAAATCATATGTGGTTAAATTGGTAATAATTTAATTGCGTACGGAGTCATTGATATGTGCATGGGTAGCTCACCATCAGTGCCTGCAACACCAGAAGTTCAGGCAGCACCACAGGAGCAGGATGCCGCCGTTGTTGATGCTCGCGACGAAGAAACACGTCGCCGTCGCGCTGCTGCTGGTCGTAGTTCTACGCTGCTTACCGGTTCTCAGGGCGACACATCAACCGCTAATACCAGCGGTAAAACGCTACTTGGTCAGTAACCGGAGTCATTGAAATGGCGGAAACAACTAAAGAGCGATTGAACAAACAGTTCGCACAACTTGAAAGCGAGCGTCAGTCGTTCGAGCCGCACTGGCGCGAGTTGAGTGATTACATCAACCCGCGTGGTTCCCGCTTTCTGACTTCTGAGGTCAACCGTAACGATCGGCGCAATACACGCATTATTGATTCGACCGGGACTATGGCGGCGCGCACTCTCGCCAGCGGCATGATGTCAGGCATCACAAGCCCCGCGCGTCCGTGGTTTCGCCTGGCTACGCCAGATCCTGAAATGATGGATTATGGCCCTGTTAAGTTGTGGCTTGAGGCAGTTCAGAACCGCATGAACGATATGTTCAATAAGTCGAATCTCTACCAGTCTCTTCCGCAGTTATACGGAAGCCTCGGCACATACAGCACTGGTGCAATGGCAGTGCTGGAGGATGACGAGGACATCATTCGCACAATGCCATTCCCGATAGGCAGTTACTACCTGGCTAACTCACCTCGTGGCAGTGTTGACACCTGTTTTCGCAAGTTCTCTATGACTGTTCGTCAGCTTGTTCAGGAGTTCGGGCTAAATAACGTCAGCGAATCCGTAAAAAGCATGTGGGAAAGCGGCACCTACGAGAAGTGGATTGAAGTGATGCATTCGGTTTACCCGAACATTGACCGCGATACATCGAAGCTGGATAGCAAGAACAAGCCATTCAAATCGGTTTATTACGAGGTTGGTGGAGATAACGACAAGTTGTTGCGTGAGTCCGGATTCGATGAGTTTCCAATTATGGCTCCGCGCTGGGAAGTTAATGGCGAAGATGTTTATGGATCATCATGCCCGGGTATGCTGGCGCTTGGACCTGTTAAGGCATTGCAGCTTCTCCAGAAGCGCAAGTCGCAGTTGATTGATAAAGCCACCAATCCGCCGATGGTTGCTCCGACTTCCCTCAAGAATCAGCGCGCCTCCCTTCTTCCTGGCGACATCACGTATATCGATCAGATTACTGGTCAGGATGGCTTCAGGCCTGCTTATCTGGTTAACCCCAGTACAGCAGATTTGGTGGCAGACATTCAGGACACTCGTCAAATCATTAACAGCGCCTACTTTGTCGATCTGTTCATGATGTTGCAGAACATCAATACCCGCTCGATGCCTGTTGAAGCGGTGATCGAAATGAAAGAAGAAAAACTTCTGATGTTGGGGCCGGTTCTGGAGCGTCTGAACGACGAATGTCTTAATCCTCTCATTGACCGCGCTTTCTCGATGATGGTGCGTAAAAACATGCTGCCGCCACCGCCTGACGCGATGGAAGGTATGCCCCTGAAGGTCGAATACATTTCCGTCATGGCTCAGGCGCAGAAGTCTATCGGCCTGTCCAGTCTGGCGTCTACGGTCAACTTCATTGGTCAACTTGCGCAAGCGAAACCAGAAGCTCTCGACAAACTCAACGTTGATCAGGCGATCGATGCATTCGCTGATATGTCCGGAGTGTCTCCAACCGTCATTGTTCCGCAGGAACAGGTTGAGCAGGCTCGCCAGCAACGGGCACAGCAACAACAGCAGCAACAAATGATGGAGATGGGGATGGCGGCGGCACAGGGTGCCAAGACGCTAAGCGAAGCTAAAACTTCGGATCCGAGTGTTTTGTCAGCTATGGCGAATGCAGTTAGTGGTCAGGGTGGGCAATCACAATGACAGATTACGAAGACGATCAACTGAAAGAAGAAAACGCCCGTAAGCAACGTGACATGGCACAGCGTGAAATTGATGACATTCGCTTTGTCATGAGCAGTGAACAGGGGCGTCGCGTTGTCTGGTCTGTGCTGGAGAAAGGCCGGGTGTTTTCCGCTATCTCTCCGATGGATGCTATGGCAATGGCATTTAATGAGGGGCAACGCAATCTGGCGCTGGAACTGTTTCAGCGCGTTATGGCGCATTGCCCTGAACAGTATTTGAAGATGGCCAAAGAGGCCAGTGAACAGGAGTGATCATGAGTTTATTTGAGCGTTTGCTGTATCGCCGTCTTTGCAATGAGCAACCAGTCGATGGTGGAGCAGCTCCGGCTGCGTCAGAACCGTCAGCGCCTGCAGGTGATACCCCTGCTCCAGTTGGTGATCCATCACAACAAGAAGGTGATAAGCCGCAACCTGTTGCTGATGGCGATAAACCTGCTGATGACAAAAAGCCTGAAAGCGATAAGCAGGGTGAAAAAAAGGACGGCGATAAACCGGATGGTGCGCCGGAGAAGTACGAGTTTCAGGCTGCCGAAGGCGTAGAGCTGGATACAGAAGCGTTAAAGGAATTCGAGCCGGTGGCGCGAGAACTTAACCTGACCAACGAGCAAGCGCAAAAGCTGGTTGATGCTTATCCGAAGATTCTGGGAGGTGTGCAGCAGCGCCAGGCAGAAGCCTGGCAGAAAACAACCGAGCAGTGGGCTGCTGATGTAAAAGCTGACAAAGAAATCGGTGGCGACAAGTTAATTTCTAACCTCAGCGCCGCACAGCGTGCGCTTGACCAGTTCGGGACACCTGAACTCAAAGAATATCTGAACACCACCGGGCTGGGTAATCACCCTGATCTGGTCAAAACGTTCGTGAAAATCGGAAAGGCGATGTCTGAAGATGGCATGGTCACCGGTGGTAATGAAGGCCAGCGTAGTGCGGCCGAAGTGCTCTATGGCAAATAAGAGAGGAAATGACAATGGCTGTTAAAGGCTTAACTGCGCTAACGCTGGCTGACTGGGGTAAGCGCGTCGATCCAAACGGGAAAGTCGATAAGATTATCGAGCTTCTCAGTCAAACCAACCCAATCCTTCAGGATATGCCTTTTGTTGAAGGAAACCTTCCTACCGGACACCGAACCACCATTCGTTCTGGTTTGCCTTCCGCTACCTGGCGTTTGCTGAACTATGGCGTACAACCGAGCAAATCAACAACGGTGCAGGTCACTGATTCCATTGGCATGCTGGAAACCTATGCTGAAGTCGATAAGTCTCTGGCTGATCTGAACGGTAATACTGCCGAATTCCGCCTGTCTGAAGACCGAGCATTTATTGAAGCGATGAATCAGGCGATGGCGCAGACGCTGTTTTACGGTGATTCCAGCGTTAACCCTCAGCAGTTTATGGGACTGTCCTCCCGCTATTCCAGCCTGTCTGCGGGTAATGCTCAGAACATCATTGATGCTGGTGGCACGGGTACAGATAACACTTCAATCTGGTTAGTGGTGTGGGGCGAAAACACCGTGCATGGCATCTTCCCGAAAGGGCAGAAGGCTGGCATCCAGATGGAAGATAAAGGCCAGGTGACACTGGAAGATGCTAATGGCGGCAAGTACGAAGGTTATCGTACCCATTATAAGTGGGACAACGGGCTGACATTGCGTGACTGGCGCTATGTTGTTCGCATTGCAAACATCGATGTCAGCAATCTTGACGCTCCTTCTACTGCTGCGAATATCGCAAAACTGATGATTCGTGCCCTTCATCGAATCCCAAATCGTGGGATGGGACGTCCTATTTTCTACATGAACAGAACCATTAACGAAGTGCTTGACCTGCAATCTCTGGAGAAGAGTTCTCTGGCGATCAGCGTGAAAGAGACAGAAGGCGAATGGTGGACAGAACTTCGTGGTGTGCCGATTCGCGAAACTGACGCACTTCTGGAAACAGAAGCCCGCGTGGTGTAACGCCTGTTATTAACCTGTGGGTCGTAACAGACCCACTAATGGAGAAAGAAGATGATCACCGACAAACTGTTGATGTTCTCCGAAGCTCAGGCGGTTACGAATACCGCGGCTTCTACTGACGTAATCGATCTCGGTCCAATTGACGGAAACCGTCGCGATATCGGTGTGGGTTACCCGCTTGAGTTTTGGGCGCTGGTTAACGAAGCCGCCACGGCAAGTGGTGAGGCAACTGTAAACATCCAGTTGCAGACGAGTGAGAATAACAGCTCATGGTCCACTATTTATGATAGTGGCGCACTGGCAAAGGCCACCCTGACAGCAGGTAAGCGAGTTGTTTCTGCAAAGGTGCCAGCCGGTGTTCAGCGATATCTGCGTGTTAACTACTCCGTCGCAACTGGCCCACTAACGGCTGGCAAATTCACTGCGGGTATCAATCTTGATGTTGATGCCAATACGCCGTATCCGATCCGCTCAAAAGTAACTGGTTAAGGTGATATTGATGTCAGGTGAGAAACCAAGATACCGCGTTCTGCGCCTCTCTCATATCCATAACACTCTGTGGCCGGAGGGGGCAGAAATCGAATACGAAGGTGAGCCTGGTAGCGCACTGGAACCTGTTAACGATGCAGCCAGACAGGCAAAAGCAAAGGTAGCAGGAAAGGTGTCTATGGCAGCAACCAGCACCAAAATCATCAACGATGTGTCAGATGATGGTGAACTGGATAAGCTCCGTGAAGAGTACGAATTGCTCTTTAACGAGAAGCCACACCATAACGCCAAAGCAGAAACGCTCCGCGAGAAGATCGCAGATAAGCGTAAAGAACTGGGCGTGTAAGCCTCGCGGATGAGACAAGGGGCTTCGGCCCCTTTATTGCAGGAGTGTATATGGAACTCGTAAACCTCAAAACCGGCACTGACAGCTACCAGGATGAGAGCGGAGAAACCAGAACTCGCGATGAATACCCGTGGGGGCTGTGCATCACGCTGAATAACGACACATTGAATAAGCTGAAGGCGCAACCTCAGGGCGTCGGAACAGAAGTGATGATAACTGCAAAGGCTGTTATTCGAGGCCTGTCTGCCAGAGAAACTGACGATGGCGTTAATCGCAGCGCCGATCTGCAGATCACTGATATGGCGATCGCTCCTGTTTCCGGTGATGTAGAAAAATCAGCGGCTGAAACTCTGTACGGTAACGGAGGTGAGTGATGGCCTCTGTAGTAGAGATCTGCAATCGTGCGCTGTCCAATATTGGCAACAGCCGCAGCATTAACAGCCTGACGGAAGCCAGCAAGGAAGCGGGGGAATGTTCGCTGCACTTTGAGGCCTGCCGTGATGCTGTGCTTTCTGATTTTGACTGGAACTTTGCTACCAAACGCGTGGCGCTTGCAGATACGAGCAATCCACCGCCTGACTGGGAATATGCGTACCAGTACCCGTCAGATTGTCTGCGCATTACTGAAATTATGCTTCCTGGTGTACGCAATCCAACAGCATCAATGCGCGTTCAGTACGAAGTTGGTGCAGACACCAACGGAACAGGAAAGTTGATCTACACAGACCAGCCTCAGGCATGGCTCAAGTATGTCTCTCGCGTTTCAGATGTGAACATGTTTGATGCCATTTTTATGGAGGCGTTGGCCTGGCGTCTTGCGGCAGCTATTAACATGGCGCTGACTGGGAATGCAGACCTCGGTACGTTTGCCCTCAATATGTACAATCGCGTGATTCTTAGTGCTGGCTCGCATAGCCAGAATGAATCACAGGAACCACAGCCACCGGTTGACGAGTTTACCATTGCGAGGTTGTCCTGATGGCTATCAGTTGGATCCAGCCCAGCTTTGCCGGTGGTGAGATTGGACCGTCGTTGTACGGTCGTATCGACATGGCGAAGTACCAGGTGGCATTGCGCAAGTGCGATAACTTTATCGTGCGGCAGTATGGCGGCGTTGAGAATCGACCTGGTACGCGTTTTGTCGGTGCCGCCAAATACCCAAATCGGAAATGCCGCCTGATCCCGTTCCAGTTCTCGACGGTTCAGACCTATGCTCTGGAGTTCGGACACCAGTACATGCGCGTTATCAAAGATGGTGCGTTGGTGCTGAACAGCAGCAATGTTATTTATGAAATTGCCACGCCATATACTGAAGCCGATCTGTTCCGAATTAAATTCACGCAAAGCGCAGACGTGCTTACGCTGGTTCATCCGGCATACCCGCCGAAAGAGTTGCGCCGCTATGCGCATGACAACTGGCAACTGGTTGATGTGGTAACGAAGAACGGGCCATTTGAAGATATCAATATTGACGAGTCAGTGACGGTTTATGCCAGCGCCAGCACCGGGACAATTACGTTAACGGCAAGCGCCTCAATTTTTGGCGCGGAGCAGGTAGGCAAATTGTTCTATCTGGAACAGCCTGCAGTGGATTCTGTGCCGGTATGGGAAACCAGTAAGAGTACGTCGATTGGCGATATTCGCCGTGCAGACAGTAACTACTATCGCGCCGTTACAGCAGGCAAAACAGGCACTTTGCGCCCTTCGCATACAGAAGGCACATCATGGGATGGCTGGGGCGGATCCGGTGATGATGATACCGGCATTGAGTGGGAGTATCTGCACAGTGGTTTTGGCATTGCCCGTATCTCTGCTGCAAATGGAACTACTGCAACTGCCGAGGTGATTTCCTATATCCCTTCGCAGGTAGTTGGCGAGGATAATGCCAGCTATAAATGGGCTAAATATGCCTGGAACAGTATTAACGGTTATCCTGGCACTGTTGTTTATTATCAACAACGCCTTTACTTCGCCGCATCGACTGCGTTCCCTCAGACTATCTGGGCCAGCCGTACCGGGGATTATAAGGATTTTGGCAAAAGCAATCCTACGCAGGATGACGACAGAATTATCTACACCTATGCCGGGCGTCAGGTTAATGAGATCCGTCACCTGATTGATGTTGGTTCGCTGGTGGCGCTGACTTCCGGAGGTGAGTACGTCATCACTGGCGACCAGAACAAAGTGCTTACCCCATCATCATTTGCATTCAGCTCTCAGGGATCAAATGGCTCGAGCAATGTCCCACCAATTGCCGTGGCGAATATTGCTCTGTTCGTCCAGGAGAAAGGCAGTGTTGTCCGTGATCTGGCCTACTCATTCGATGTTGACGGCTATCAGGGGAACGACCTGACCATCCTTGCCAATCATCTTTTTCAGAAGCACAGCATTGTTGACTGGTGCTTCTCGATTGTCCCTTACTCCAGCGCCTTCTGCATTCGTGATGACGGTAAATTACTGGTGATGACCTATTTGCGTGATCAGCAGGTTTTTGCATGGGCACCACAATCCAGTACCGGAAAATATGAAAGCACATGCAGTATCAGCGAAGGCAATGAAGATGCGGTGTATTTCGTCGTTAACCGAACCGTTAACGGGCAAACAGTGAGATACATAGAGCGACTGTCCAGCCGTTTATTTACCAGCGATGAAGATGCTTTCTTTGTTGATTCTGGCCTTAGCTATGATGGAAGAAATACGTCTGACAGAACGATGACCATCACTGGTGGTTCTGGTGAATGGGATTACCGTGCGGAATATACAATCAGTGTTTCTGGTGGTGCGTACTTCACCAGTAGTGATGTCGGCGCGCAACTACAGTTCCCTTATACCGGAACTGATCCTGATACTGAAGTGTCAAAAGAATTACGTTGCGACATTATTTCTGTAACCAGCAATACCGCTGTAGTGGTTCGTGCTAACAGGAACGTCCCGCCATCCCTCAGGAATGTGGCCACCACGAACTGGCAGATGGCGCGCCGGACATTTGGAGGCCTGTCTCATCTTGAAGGCCAGACCGTAAACATTCTCTCTGATGCGAACGTGGAACCACAGAAAGTGGTTTCCGGAGGTGCCGTCACGCTGGAATCACCTGGGGCTGTAGTGCACATCGGCCTGCCAATAACTGCTGAATTCGAAACACTGGATATCAACATTAACGGACAGGAAACGCTGCTGGACAAAAAACAGGTGATCCCGTCCGTTACTCTGGTTGTGAATGCCAGTCGTGGCATCTGGGCGACTACGCCCGGCGGTAAATGGTACGAATATCCACAGCGTGAATTCGAGTTCTACGATGATCCTGTTGATGACGCTACCGGAAAAGTAGAAGTGAAACTGGACAGTAACTGGGGCAAAAACGGACGTGTAAGAATCCGTCAGCTTGACCCGTTGCCGCTGTCTGTTCTTGCCGTTATTCCTCGTCTTACTGTTGGGGGATTCTGATGATCGATGTTCGAATTATTCCCGCCACCGAAGAGCATCTTCAGATGATTTTGCCGGATGTTCGTCAGGCTGATATTGACGAACTGTATGCGGTATCGCTGATGACTACCGAAGATGCGCTGCGTGTTGGTCTTCGCACTGCGACTATGGCCTGGTCAGGGTTCGCGAACGGAGAACTGGTAACCATGTTTGGTGTATCTCCGGCGTCAATGATCGGTGGCAATGGTACACCCTGGCTGGTCGGAACCAGCCGTATTGAAAAATATCAGAAGACATTTCTTCGCCACTGCCGACCTGTATTGCAGCAGATGCTGGCAGTTTATCCGCGCCTGGAAAACTACGTCGACGAGCGAAACCATGTTGCCAAAGCATGGCTGCACTGGCTTGGATTCAGGCTTGAAGAAGCCGCGCCTTATGGTGCTCTTGGTCTTAATTTCCACAGATTTCACATGGAGAGAAAATAATGTGTAACCCAGCCATCGCTTTGGTTGCCGTCACAGTGGCATCCACAGCAGCGTCAATGTACAGCCAGAGCAAGCAGGCAAAATACCAGTCAGCCATAGCAGATCGGAATGCTGAAATTGCTGAAGCTCAGGCACAGGATTCAATCAATCGTGGGAATATTGAAGCGGATCAGCGTCGTCGTGAAATGCGTCAACGCTCAGGCACTGCGGCGGCTACTATGGGGGCTACCGGTGCGGAATTAAGTAGCGGAACAGCTCTTGACGTTTTTGCGGATAATGCTCAGTTCGGCACTCTTGATGCGTTAACGACAGTGAATAATGCTCAGCGTGAGGCATATGGGTATCAGGTTCAGGGAATGAATGCTCAGGCACAGGGGGCTGCTGCTCAGTCGGCTGCTAAATCATCGATGACCAGCACTTTGTTAACGGCACCACTAAAAGCATACGGTGCATATAAGTTGGGTGGCGGAAGTATCAATCCGATTAGTAAGCAAGGAAACACGCCAATGTTATCTAACTCAGGTTTTATGAATTCTGACTCCCGATTCAAAATAGGAGGTTATTGATGCCTGTTGTTCCTACTACATCCGGACGCCAGGTGCAAAGTCGTGGTGTGCAAACCGGTGGTTTTCAGACCTTCGATGTTCCTCAAGCAGGTCAGGTGCTGGCGAATGTCGCAGATCAGTATGCGGTGGCATATGGTGAAGCCAGGCAGAAAGCGAATGTTGCTATGGCCCAGGAGGCGTTACTGCAATTTAACCAATTTGCAGATGACCAGATTAACAACCCTGAAAATGGGCTGATTTCTAAACAGGGTAAAAACGCTCTTGGTCAGAGTGACGCTGTTATGAAAAATATGCAGGAAAGGGCTCAGGCATTATTAGGCTCAATTCCTGAAAGTGAGGAAAGGAATAAATTATCCTTTCAACTCCAGCAGTCTATGCAGTCTTATTACAATCAGGCACGTCGATATGAAGTTGGGCAGTTTCAGCAATTCCAAGATCAAACGTATTTGTCAGGAAATGCATTGGCTGTCACTCAGTCTGCGGGGCTATATAGCGATAACCAAGCATTTGTCGATTTAGCCAAGCAGCGATTTGAATCTATTGATCAATATGCTGATGCGCATGGGCTTCCTGATGGGTGGCGTGTTCAGCAGAAAACTCAGCTCAAGGAACAAATGGGGCAGCAAGCATGGATAGGAAATATCGCTCAAAAATACAACGAGTTTCTTCAGGTTAATGGAGAGCCAGGGGATCTTGATGGTGTGAGTCGTGCAATATCACATGGTAATTCATTGGATGCTCGTGGTTTACGTAATAATAACCCTGGTAATATTGAAGCGAGCAAATCTAACCCGTGGGAAGGTCAGATCGGTAGCGATGGACGTTTTGCAACGTTTGCTACCCCTGAGCATGGAATCCGCGCGTTGGGTAAAAATATATTGTCTTACCAGCGTCAAGGCTATGACACCGTTAGCGAGATTGTTAATCGCTATGCTCCGGCTAGTGATGGTAATAATACTGATGCTTATATTAGGGCATTGTGTAGTGAGCTTGGTGTTGGGGAGAATGATCAGCTTGATATCTCTAACCCAAAGACACTAGCTGCTTTATGTGCTGGGATTATTAAACACGAAAATGGCAGTATGCCTTATAGCACCGAACAGCTTGAAACTGGTATCTCGGCAGCCCTTGGTCTAACTAACCTTGATTCACCTAAGCGTTATACGGGCAATGCGGCATTTGATGCTATGAGCCCTCAAATGCAAATACAGGCATTGAGGCAGGCTAATGAGCTGAGAAATCAGTACCGCCAGCAGTATGCGGACCAGCTTAGCACCGTAGTTAAAGATGCATATTCAGCCCTTGATGAAGGATTGAAACCTGAGCAGTTACCTTCTGAGGACGATTTTATCCGGGCCAATGGTCCGCGCATTGGCGCTATGAAGTGGAAGGATATGCAGGCGCAGATACAATATGGAGGTGTCATTGGTGCCGCTAAAGACCTCACTCCAGAAGGACGACAAGACATTCTTGAACGTTTACGTCCACAGGATCCAAACGCTCCTGGATTTGCAGCTAACCAGCAACGCTGGGAGAAAATGCAGGCCAAATTTAAAGAGATGGATAGGGAGTGGGAGATTCAGCAGGGAAGAAACAGGTTCGTGTCTTCAATGCAAAATAACTTCCCGCTGGACCCGAACGACAAAAACAATCAGGCAGCGGTAGACCGTTATTTCGCGCAGGATATCGCGCCTTCGTTTTCCATATCTGATCCGCAGAGCATCAATACACTGGTCACCGTCACAACTAAAAGCGGCATGATACCAACTCAGGTTAAAACAATGCTTAACAGTGGAGCAACATCAAGAGATCCTGCGCTGGTTGTCCCGATGGCAAAATTCTACGGTCAGTTATTCGATAATAATCCGGCGGCAGCGGCAACACTTGATAAAAGTACGATGGCATTTTACGGCAAGGTTTACGATTATTCCCGCGCTGGCGTGCCGGAGGATAAGGCTGTTGATATGGCTTACAGCCAGGTGTTCCAACAGGATGACCGAATGAAACAGATGCTTTCCACTGCCATGCGAGACAAAAAATATGTCGCGGCGAGGGCAACTGCTGCACAAAATAACGCCAGCAGTCTGACTTCCTTTGGTTCGTGGTCTCCGGATATTACCGATCCAGGAAAATCAAATGCGGCCTATCAGCGAGATTACCAGACAATTTACGATGCTAACTTTGTACAGACAGGTGGCGATGCAGAACAGGCTGAGAAAATGACCAATGCCATGATCAGAACCACCTGGGGAGTTTCTACGGTTAATGGCAAAGCAGAGGTTATGAAGTATGCACCTGAGGCATTGTACGGAGTAAATAATGGTGCTGGTAACTGGATACAGGGGCAGTGGGAGCAGGAAAAACGCGAGCTTAAATCAAAATCCTTTGGCGGTCCTCGCAGTGATACGGACTTAATACTTGTTTCTGATGGCCTTACGGCAAGGGATAGGAGTTATGCTGTTATGGTTTTACAGCCTGACGCAAACGGAGCGATAGAACCGAGAAATTATATTGGAGAAAATGGTCTCCCTGTTCGTTTCAAGCCGGATCAGCTGACATCTCCAATGTACAGGCAAACCATTCAGTTCCAGCAACAGCGTGTTGATGAGGCTAGAGTGCGGAGAGAAGGCAATCCGCTGCCGCAGTTCAGCAATAAAGATGGATATACTCCTCCAGATCTGACCAAACCATTCGGTTATGGTTCAGCCAATTACCTTCCGAGCAATATATACGCAGGGGGCAAATAATGCCGATATATGAACAGGATCCTAAAGAGTTGCTTGGCGAGGATATTCAGCAAATAGCAGCACCTGATGACAGTAATTTCTATATGGAAACACCTTCTTTGCTTTCTGCTGTGAACCCATTTACCAGTGATCAACGCGTTCAAAGGTCTAGACAAGCAGCATTTCGTATAGATAACACGCTGGGTAGCTTTATTGCCAGTGCTCCTTTCAGTCAGTTTGACAGGGTTGAAGGATATAACCCATTTGATAACGATGCAGCAGATATTAAAGGCTATGAAGATTTTGCAGATTCGTTTATCAACTCCGGTTCGCCTGAAGAAACAATGGCAATTAAACATCGAATCGATCAGCAGAGAGCTGACATGGAATACAATTCAGGCTTGGGATTTGCTGGTACAGTCTCTTCTGTAGCAATGAGATTAGCAGATCCATTCAATGCGATTTCTATGTTTATTCCGTTCGGCGCTGTCGTTCGTGGCGGTCGTATTGCAGAAACAGCCGGGCGTTTTGCCCTGGCGAATGCTGCTGGCAGTGTTGCTTCAGAGGCCGCATTACAGGCCACTCAGGAAGCTCGCTCACCGATGGAGAGCGTATCGAACGTTGTTGTTGATGCTCTCGTTGGTGGGATCCTTGGTGCTGGTGCACAGCTACTTGCTGGACCTGGCGCGCGCGAGGCAGTGGTTAACTCAGTAGGTAATCATTTGCGAGGTATGGATTCTCCTCAAAGCATTGGTGCAGCTCAGGTTTTCAATACCACACTCGATCAGGAACAGCTCGCTGGACTTGGACTTGCTAACAAAACGTTGAGTGTCACTCCTGCTGGCCGCTTGGCGCAATCACCATCTCTTGTCTCCCGTCAGATTAACCAGCAGCTTGCCGAAAATAACTATTTCTTCGCCAAAAATGATGAGGGGTTGGCTACGTTTACGGCAGTCGAGACTAAGATTAAGCAATACGACGCCATGCTTTATAAGCAGATGGAAGCCACTCGTGATGCTTACCAGCAGTACAGCAAATCTGTTAGCGCCCGCGGCGTGAAGAGGATGAACTTTATTGATTTCAATGAAGCTGTTGGCATGGCTATGCGCCGTGGTGATCAGAGTGATATTCCTGAGGTTTCACAAGCAGCCGCCAGAATCCGCCCCATTTTCGAGACCACAAAAGCCCGTATGCAGGAACTGGGGATCCTTCCTAAGGATATCGATGTCGTGACGGCGAAAAGTTATCTTCCCCGCATTTATAAGTTCGATAAGATACTTTCCGACCGCACTGAATTCAGAGGGCGAATTGCCAACTGGATACAAGGGATTAGTGCCAAAGGTGCTGACAAAGCAGGTCAGCGAATTGAAAGGATAAATTCATTGCTAAAAACTGCAGAGGAATCGGCACCGCGCGCTGATGCTCTCGCTAGTGAAATCGCTGAAGCGGAGAAATGGTCTGGTAAAAAAATTCTACTCATGGAAGAACTGGATAAACGAAATAAGCTTATATCTCAGGAGACTGACACACAGGCGCGTCTTACAAGAATAGAAAAAGAGTTGGCCGAGACTTCATCAGAAAAACTTCAGGCAAGAATGATGAAAGAAAGCTCTGACCTTAAAACACGCCTTGATGATATAGCGCAGGCAAAGAGTGAGCTTCCTGTCTATCAGCGCCATATGGAGTTGTTGGATAATCCACGGAAATATCGTTCTGAGCTTCGCCGACTGCAAAAACGGGCAAATTCAACCACAAGGCTGAATGCAAGCCGCGAACGAGCACTGAAGCAGATGGAGCCTCTATCCCGAGAGGAAGCAGAGGACGCTGCTGACGAGATCGTGAATAAAATAATAGGCGCACCTTCCGGGCTTGTACCAGCCGATATTATCCCAGAGAGACTCGTTGGTCGGGCTGGTTTCACTAAAAGCAGAACGCTGCTTATTCCTGATGAGCGTATAGAAGATTTTCTTGAATCAGATGTTAACTACATCATGGAAAGTTATCTCCGGCAGGTGGCACCAGAAATTGAGCTGACTGCGCAGTTTGGCCGTAAAGATATGGGGGAGCAAATCCGTCAGGTTAGTGAGGAATATACCCGGCTAATAAAAGAGGCTAAAACACCTAAACGACGTGCAGTTCTTGAGAAGCAACGGGAGGCTGATATTAGGGATATTACGGCTATGCGTGATCGACTGCTTGGTACTTACGGTGCACCTCAAGATCCACGCAGTTTCTTTGTTCGTGCCGGGCGAGTTGCTAGGAATATTAACTTCCTCCGTTTGCTTGGTGGAATGACCGTCTCCGCTGCAACTGATCTGATGCGACCGATGATGCAGCATGGCCTGAGAAAATCTCTCGGACCAATGGTAAGCATGCTTAAAAATATGGACTCAGTGAAGATTGCAACCAGGGATTTGCGAGAAATGGCCGTTGGGCTTGATTATGTCCTGTCTACGCGTACAAAGGCTATAGCGGATCTTACTGACCCATATAGCCGGAGAAGCGCCGCTGAGCGAGGCCTGAACTGGATGACGCAGAAATTCGGTAACTGGACGCTGATGAATCAGTGGAACAGCGCACTTAAATCATGGTCTGGGATGATAGTGCAGTCGAGGATACTTGACGCGGCTCGCCAAGTTTCTGCTGGTGGCACGCTCTCCAAAAGTGAAATGCGGAAGATGGCACAGGTCGGCATCAATGAAGATGTTCTGCGCCGAATCGGGGAGCAATTCGGGAAGCACGGAGAGGATATGGACGGGCTGTTAACCGGGCATAGTCATCTGTGGGATGACCGTTTCGCTAGAGAGATTTTCCAGTCTGCAGTGCTGAAAGATGTAGACTCAGTGATTGTAACGCCTGGCGTAGGTGATACACCGCTGTTTTTTAGTAAAGAAGGCTGGAAGATGATCACGCAGTTCAAAACGTTTATCTTCGCACAGCATAACAGGGTGCTGGTATCTGGTATCCAGCAGGGCGATGCTGCATTCTATCTTGGTGCGCTTGGCACGATTGCGCTTGGCTCAATGGTCTATATGATGAAACAGAAGTTAAGCGGTCGCGATATTGACTACAGCTGGAATAACCTTGTGAAAGAGGGGATCGACCGGGGCGGAATGCTTGGCTGGCTCTCTGAGCCGCTGAATACCGTTGAGAACATAAGCGGTGGTAGGTTTGGTCTTGGCGCGATGTTTGGTGCGCCTCCGGTATCAAGGTTTCAGAGTCGTAATGCTATTGGTGCTTTACTTGGTCCTACCTTTGATCTTGGCGGTGATGCCGCGACGGTTGCGAATGGTGTACTTAACGGAGAATTTGACAGCCAGCAAACCCACGCGGTCCGTAAAATGCTACCTTTTCAGAACCTGTGGGCGATATCACCATTACTAAATAAAGTTGAAGAGCAGATGAAATAGGATGAAAAAAATAAATTTGTTTTTTGGCATAGTGCTTTCAATAGTCTCTGTAAATCCTACAGCTGCCAGTTCATTGCAATGCAATAAGGATAACTTTGATGCATGCAAAACGTGTGAACAATTATCAAAGGCTATCGACTTAAAAGAACCTAATCGTGGCGATTACTATAGAGGGGCTTTATGGAATGGGCTTTACGCCTCTTATGTAATTAATTGCCCTGTGGTTGCTGAGAAGTTACTGAGCCATGGTGCTATACCATCATATGGCGGATATATGGGGTCTATGGGGGCGGTTCTGACAGGAAAATGGCCTCATAACAATGAATCAATAAATCTTTCATGGGCAGATTTGCTTATAAAACATGGATTTGATGTTAATAGGCATACGGGGAATTATAAATCAGCTACTGAAGTATGGGCTATAGATAAAAAACAGATTGAATATAAGTCAGTTTTTGACAAGTTAATTCAATCCAGCGAAGTAAAACCACTCGATCCTTCAAGAAATTTAGAATGGTGTGCGTCTGAAGGGTATCGCTCAGTTGTCGTTTATTCCCTTAACTCATGTATAGAAAATGCTATAAAACGTTTGGATGATGGTGTTTCTTCAGCGTCTGATATTTCATCAGCAGCCGTAAATTCCTGTACTAGCGATGTAGAAAATTTCAATAAGCATTTGGCATGCAAAGCAGCTGTTAAAGAAAACTCTGATAAAGAGAGAAGCGACGTTTACCAGTTATTAACCAGTGATAGTCAAATGAATAAAAATGTTATTGATATGCTGAAGGAAAGAAATATTGAAACGGTTCTTGAATTTAGAGCTGAAAATCGATCAGCGAAAACTGCACAGTGATCAAACAGGCCGCTTTCGCGGCCTTGTTTTTAACGAATGCCACCGCCGCCCGGACGGGAATCCGCAGAACGCCCACCGCAGCGGGAGCCGTCAGCAGCAGTATCGCTGTCGTGCTGACAACGACCGGCAAAGGCCTGAGTTGAAGCTACCAGAGACAACAAAACGAACAGTGCAGCAAATGCTTTTTTCATTGTGAAATTTCCATCTATAAGCCACCTCAATGTGGCGTCAATGAGTGTAGCACTGACTTTTGTTTCGTCCACAAAAAAGCCCGCGCTGCGGGCTATTCCTTCCATTTATCAGAAAAAAGATCTTCTTCTAAAGGCATTGGTTCTGTTTTTGTTTTCTCAAAGAATTGATAACTGATAGTGATTGCTTCCTCTTTAAACTCTTCTTGCTCAGTTATGTTGTGAGCATCTGCGTCAACAAAAAACATAACCAGCGCATCACGATTGTGATTTACCGAATAAACTAAAAAGCAATCACTTGTTGGTATGCATTTTACTTGTACAGACGCTATATTTTTCCATGCATCCCAAGATGATTTTTTACCAGTGTGTTTTTTATCACTATCTTCTGGAATATAGTCTTGGTTATCGACATGAGTATGCCTGACATTTAGTTTAAGCATTTCTGTCGGACGAGCAAATGCAGCATCTTTACCAAGAGATGGATGGTATCCCGTTTTCCAATACTGGGTAAAGGCATCAGATACTTTCTTCAGCTCAAGATCAGATGCACAAAGGGCCGAGAAATTTTGCGTATGCAACACTCGACCCTTATATCTGACAATTTGATTTTTATCATTCTGCGACGCAGACGAACTCATAATTTTCCTTATTGTTACGAGAATCAAAGAAAGCGCGGGATACGCGACTTGCGTGATCTTTTGTCATAGTAACTTTTACGTACTCTACGCTTCCATTGAAAGAACGTCTTGCGGCAGCTTGCGCTCTACGCATCTGCAATTTTTCGTTTCGCATGACATTACCTCATATCTCATAAGTTCATTACACGGATTAATAAAAATGAAACCAATCCGTTTACCCTTGAGGTAATAGTACGCTATTCACCCACAGTCTGCAATCTGTACAGAATTATTTAAAGGCACATCCCTGTGCCGCCGCCGTCAGAAGAACCCTGCCTTGTCGTTGATGTACTCCGCGTGGGTCTGGATATCACGCAGGCATTTGCTCACACCGACGATGTAGCAGAACATGGTGGTCAGCTCCGCCGCCGCGCCCGATACGTCGTGCCCGTCGTCCTGTAACTGGTTCAGCAGATTCATCAGCAGTGAGTTCTCCGTCAGGCCGAGAACACCAGACGGAGAATGAATCAGACTGCGGTAGCCGGGCTTCAGTGGGGCGCTGTATTCTTTTTTGTCTTCCAGCTTGATCGCCTCCATAATGGCGGGCATGAAGCCTGACAAGACCTTCTCCACTTTTGTTTCTTGTTGTCTTAAACGTTTCTCGCATTCAATGAAGTAGCGTCGCACCTGGCGACCTTTTTCGTTACGCTCGACCATCGCCAGCTCTTTGGCTGTATCAAGGGTGAGGTGGTACTCTTTGCGGTTGTGGCCGCCTCTACCAGATGTTTGCTTTCCCAAATTGGAAAGCAAAATATAGTCTTGATTTTCAATGAATTCGTATTCTGATATGCGATTTGTAATCCATGCTGCAAACACCTTTTTAACACCTAAAAAAGCGTGCAGATCGCGGGCATTACAAAGTAGGGCTGTTTCGTTAGATATAGTGCCGTTGAATACGGGGATGAGTTGAGCGTTCATGATGGCGTCTCCACTTAGCGAATTACATCACCACCGCTGAGACCAATCAGATGGTGGTGAACTGAACGGAGTTGGTCTTACCGGCCTAAGTGGTACCGGCGTCCTTTCGGACCCCCATTCAGCCCACCATAATTCTGGCATGACTGTGCTATACGCATAAAAAAACCACGTCTGGCGTGGTATGCGCCACTTAGTAATCCGGGAGACCAATCCCGGCACTGGATTTTGCCAGTGCCCGATTACTATGGCACAAGAGGAGTGCGATGTAAATTTACCGCAAAGGTAATTATAAACGCGAAGAAATATTAAAATCAACCGTATTTGGTTTATTGGGTTTAACGCTTGATCACCTGAAAGCAAGATATTACCTTTAAGGTAATGTTATTGTGAGGAAAAGAAATGGAAGTTTTCTGGATAGTTGTTGGTGTGGTTGCGGTGATTATTTACGTTATCAACCAGAACAAGACTAAGATCTCTGATCGTACGGTCGTTAATCATAACAAAACGATAAAGACCGAAGATGGGGAGATAACGATTAATCGTACACAGGTGATAGAACACACCTCTACTCAGTTTCAAAAAACTGGAGGTAATGCGCCTAATATTTCCGCACCTCCTGCTTATGATAGTGCGGTAATCCAGACATATTATAAACAGCAGGAGTTAGCAAAAGAGAGGCAACTGATTCAGTCAAAGCCGTTTACAGCTGAGCTTCCACCTGGAGTGTCAACGCGTCCGGCATATCATGGAAGATTCCCTGGTGGTGACATATCGTCTCAGTCATCTAAAAAAGCACCTCAGGCAGTATCAGAGCCAGCAAGAATACCTTCTGTATCGCCGCCAAAAGAAGAATCAGCTAACAGAGTTTCAAGTGGTAGCAAGCAGTGCTTGCGATGCAGAATAAACCTTCCATATGAAAAATTCAGGAAATCGTCAAAAAATCCAGATGGATTGACTAAGTGGTGTGCAAGGTGTCTCGATGGCCCAAAGAATACACGCCATATGAAGTGGTGCCCAATTTGTAATGTCCGCAGAAAACGAACCAGCTTTTACCCTAATAATCAAAATGCGGACGGCTTAATGGCATGGTGCAAAACGTGCTGGGATGAGCACAAAGCGAAACGATAGGCCGCTCTTGCGGCCTTTAAATTTACCGGGTTTGTTTTCGTAATTGTTCGGCACAATAGTCGAGATGTGTTTGCAGATCCCGCATAGACATCTGTGAGCTGGTGACGTAGTTAATCAGTGCAGTCAGTTCGGCAAGTGGGCCATCGACATTAAATCCATCCTTATCGAGATCCCGGAGTAATTTCATCAAATGCGATCCCTCCACCAGTGACCTGACGCCTCCCGGCGTGTGAATCCTTTCGGTAAATCCGTCTTCCAGTGGATAGTGATACTGCTGCATCTTAATCTTCTCCATGCAATAACTGTATATTTATACAGTATCAAATAATTTGTTTGCTATCCAGCACGTTTTGCGAATCACCTGAAAGGTAATATCTGCTCACATTAACACTCTTTCCATCCATATCTGGTTTTTCAGGTAATAGAATAACCAGATATGCGGCGCAACGGGTGCTGCGACTATCTGGAGATTTAACATGACGGTCTCAACCGAAGTTGACCACAACGAATACACAGGCAATGGCGTTACGACTTCATTTCCTTATACCTTTAGGGTTTTCAAGGAATCTGATCTGGTAGTGCAGGTGGTTGACCTTGACGAAAATATCGCTGTGCTGGCTCTTGATACTGATTACACTGTCACTGGGGCTGGTGGATATAATGGCGGTAATGTAATTCTGTCGAAGGCGTTAGCTAACGGTTATCAGATTTCTATATCACGAGAGCTCCCGGTTACGCAGGAAACTGATCTGCGAAATCAGGGAAAGTTTTTCGCTGAGGTGCATGAAGACGCGTTAGATAAGCTGACGATGCTGATACAGCAAGTCCGCAGTTGGTTTAGCCTGGCGCTGCGCAAACCATCATTTGTGGCAAACTATTACGATGCTTTGAATAATTACATCCGCAATTTGCGCGATCCTTCCAAGCCTCAAGATGCAGCTACAAAGAATTATGTTGATAATATTGTTAATGTGAATATTAACAGGACATTACGGGTTCCAGATAATTTTATTGAACCACTTCCTCCAGTTCATTTACTGGAAGAAACTGTCATTGGTATCGTCAATGGTAAACCTATAGGTGTACCTGTGCCTTCTGGCAGTGCCGCAGATGTTCTTCTGCAATTATCTAGCGCAGGAGAAGGAAAAGGTGATGCATTAATTGGTGTAAGGCAGCCATTTGCCGGGGCTGTAACTATAACTCAGCATGAAAACAATGCTCTTTTCTTAAATGTAAAACAATTCGGAGCAATTGGGGATGGGAAATATCATCCATTATCTGAGAGGTTTTCTTCAATTTCTGAAGCAAAATCCTTATATCCTTTTGTTGACTCATTATCTCAGTCAATAGACTGGGCCGCGTGGCAAGCTGCCATTAACACAGGAAAGGTTATTTATGGTACTGATAATGCGTATGTAATAACGGATACGTTAACACCTGTTTCTGGTGGTGGGATAATTGGTCTTGGTGTGGGCAAATGGGTCTCTGGATATACTGCAACATTTGCTCCTGATATTACCACAGGGACCACATTCCTGATGTACGGTGTAGGAAATAAAAAATATACTGTAGATTGTGTTTCTAATATGGATGTTAGTGGTGGTGTGGTTTCTAATCCATCTTCCGAAGACCCGTATACAACAACGGCACCTGCGTCATCATATGATTTATTGGATTTTACTAACGGTGATGCTAATGGGGCTACAAGAGCCACGCTTAAACCATTCTCTGCCGCAATATTGATGCCAGAGACAGGATGTGTTCGCCTTGAGAACTTTCGTATTGTTCCATATTTCAATGGGCTGGATGGTTATAAAGACATTGCAAATACCGGTCTTGGCGATGAGTGGGATGTAGGTATTTGGTCACGTGCGTCTTTTGGCAATGAATACCGCAATTTGCAGGTGGTTGGATACTGGCGCAAGACGGCACTTTTAAAAACGAACATTCCTGTATCTGGCACGCTGGCCGCTCAGGGCGAGGATGAAAACTATTATCACTGTAGATTCCAGGGATTCAAGGGTGTTTCGATCCGCGCCCATGATGTATTCCGAATTACAGCGGTAACGTCCAGCACTATCGAAATCCCATGGTCATCAAGCCACACCTTCGAAACGTCCGGGGTTTTAAGATCGGGAGGCAGGAATTTCACTTATTCAGGATTATCCGTATCCGGTGATAAGTTAGTATTTACTGGAGTGTCTAACGCTTCTGAGGCAACAGTAGGTTCTACTATACGGCGAAATGACATAGATAACTTTGGTATGGCGGGAACGCAATTTTTCGATTGCTACATTACCAGCCTGTATCACCACACACATCTGCTTGCCACATCGCAATACCTGTCTCAGCCATTCAGCCGGCCATCAGAGTGTATGGAGGTTTCAGGGGAACCAGTTCGCGGTGTACAGGTACATGCAGGAACCATTCAGGGATGGGATGATGTTCTTATTCATCTACATGACTGTGGAAATATGAACTTTTACAGTACATATTTCGAAAGCCAGCAAGCATATGTAACTATAAATGGTGGTAATGCTATTGGTTATGGAGCACGTATGATAGCTTCCCGGCAATCAACAAGCTCATTACCATATGCAGCAGGGAATACTCGAGTGCTTAGAATGGTCGGGTGCTCTGAAGGCAATGGCGTTGACTGGGGTCCTGTATTTAACAACTATACAGGAGGAAGATATAATTCTGGAGACGGTGTATTTAACCCCCGCGATGCATTTATAGACCATAAATCTCTTCCTGAGCAGTCAGGAGGTGAGTCAAGACTCGTATCACAAAAAGGAAATGCCAGAGTAGTATGTGGTGTTGGTAAAACTGTACTGCTTGGACCAACGTCAGGAGATTGTAATTTACAGAGCAATACTGGAAGTTTAAATATTAGAAGTGGGATAAGAGTAAGAATCGGTCACGCTGATGGAACAGACTGGTGGTTGGCAGATGCTAATAAAATAGCTCCTGTTGATGATAATGTTAAAGCTATTGGACAGCCATCAAACAGATGCTCTGTTATCTATGCAGGAACCGGGTCAATCAATACGTCAGATGAAACTCTTAAAACAAGATATGATATTCTTAATGCAGAGCGTAATGCCGCTATTGAAATAAAGTCAGTCATCTATAAATTTAAATTTAATGACTCAATTAATCACAAAGGAATTGAGTCGTCCAGGTATCATTTTGGCGTTGGCGCTCAAACCGTAGGGGATATTCTTAGAAAGCATGGTTTAAACCCGGAGCAATATGCTTTTTGGTGTTACGATGAATGGCCTGACGTATGGGATGAAGAGGTGATAACTGAAGAGAGCACAGATCCTGATACAGGTGAGAAAATTTATTCTCAATATAAAACAGGAGATATGATTCTTGTAAAAAAAGCAGGAGGACGCTACGGAATTCGTTATGACGAATTGGCTATGTTTATATTAATGGCAATGTAATAATAAATGCAATAACCCCGAATAAAACAGCGGGGTTATTGTTATTATAATAATGCTCTTAACTTCTTAAATGATATTTATATGCACTTAGATTATTAAATCTATATTATGCCTGTTATTTATGTGTTCTGTTATATGTTTTGCAGGCACTGTTGGCAGCATTAAAGGAAATTGTATTTATGGCGAAATAGCTGGTATCGTGTTTTTATTGTGCGTAAAAATAACAGACTGCATATATTATTGTATAAAGTTTTGGAAATGAAAACACTCAAACTTACCGCTGTGGATATGTTTTGACCATCGCGAATTGGATTGGTAATATTGGGTAACAAAAAACCATAAATGGTTTATCATGCGTAATGCTTTACTGTTCAGGAGGTAGTTATGCATATAAACGGTGGAAAACATGTCAGCTCAACTAACCAGTGAAACTTTAAATCAGTGGCTTAGCATGAGTTCTTTGGCGGCAGTGATAGCAGGAGTTCCTCCTGAGGTTGCTTTGGGGTCTTTGGCTGGGGCGGTGATTTTTGTTACCTCTGCGGTAGAGTATCCCATTCGTCGTCGCGTGCTCTTGTCGATGCTTAGCTTTCTCTGCGGACTTCTATTCTACAAACCAGCAGCATCAATTCTTATCGGCATAGCCAGCCTGATCCCTACAATCACACAGGATTCTTTCGAGAAAGGGATTGTTTTCTCTGCCGGTGCATTTGTGTCAGCAATCGTCGCTGTGCGAATTGGGATCTGGCTCTATCACCGTTCCGATAATCCACGCGAGTTAATTCCGGGGAGAAAAGACGATGGTAACTCATGAGCTTTTTTTGCTTATCACCAATGCGGTTATTTGCGCCGGTATAGCAGTTCGAGTTGCCACATTTCGGAGAAACGGTTCTCAACACAGGCGATGGGGTGGGTGGCTTGCTTATTTCCTGATTGTTGCTGCGGCCAGCATTCCAGTTCGTGTCGCTTATGCAATCTGGTTACGCACGCCAATGGCTGTGGATTTATCTGAGGTCATTATCAACGCTGTCATGCTTGCCGCGGTTATTAAAACACGCGGTAACGTTGTTCAGATTTTCAAAATATCGAGGTCTAAACATGGAGATTAAACAATTCCAGCGAGCTGCTGGTATCAGCGAGGAACTGGCCGCACGCTGGTTCTCGCATATAACTTCTGCGATGAAAGAGTTTGGTATCAGCAAACCAGAAGATCTGGCAATGTTTATTGCTCAGGTCGGGCATGAGTCTGTGGGCTTCACCCGGTTGCAGGAGAATTTCAACTACAGCGTCAGCGGACTGGCTAACTTCGTTCGGGCTGGGCGTCTCACTCAGGGGCAGGCTAATGCACTGGGGCGACGTGCTGGTGAGCCACCATTGCCACTCGAGCGCCAGCGAGCGATCGCCAATCTGGTGTACAGCAAACGCATGGGGAACAATGCCCCTGGTGACGGCTGGAACTACCGTGGGCGCGGACTTATCCAGATTACCGGTTTGAATAACTATCGTGACTGTGGAAACGGTCTTAAGGTTGACCTGCTGGAGAGTCCTGAACTGCTGGCGCAGGACGAATACGCGGCTCGTAGCGCGGCGTGGTTCTTCTCCAGCAAAGGCTGCATGAAGTATACCGGAGATATTGCACGTGTAACTCTGCTTATCAATGGTGGCCGGAACGGCATTGATGACCGGCGCGCGCGATACATAACTGCCAGTAAGGTGCTGGCGGTATGATCTGGGCATTCGCAAAAGCATACTGGAAACAGTTGGTTATCATGGCGATGCTTGCTGTTCTGGTCATATCAGGAGTTGTAGCCTGGAATGCACACGGCAGTCGTCAGTACGATGCCGGGTATGCGCAGGCGAAGGAAGACCGCAAAGCTGAAGATGAGATAGTTCGTCAGCACTACGAACAGGAGAAATCGATCAATGAACGTGAAGCGCAGCAGAGGATCGACCAGGCGCGCAATGATGCTCTTGATGCTGCCGCTCGCGCTGGCCGGTTGCAGCAACAACTCTTTGCCATCCGTGAGCAGCTCAGGCAGTATAACGCCATTGTCGGCGCTGGGACGTCAGCCGCAGACACCGGAGTTTTGCTTGCCGACGTGCTCAGCAAATCTCTCGAGAGAAACAGACAACTGGCAGAGTATGCTGACCGGGCAGCCGAAGCCGGAAGAGTCTGCGAAAAACAATACGACACCCTGACCAGATAGCATGGCATTTTTCATGGTACTGATTTCCGGTGACGGTATATAAAACGGTACTAGAAAAATGAAGTTTTGGAAAAATGTTATCACTCAATTGGTTATGATTGTCGTAAATAATTGAGTGGGAATGATTTGAACCCTGTACTATGAATGAACAAAACCCTCTGTTACTACAGAGGGTTTTTTATACTCACGAATCATAGGCTTGAAGTTACTGACATCGCTTAGTTAAACCAGCTGTCCGATTTGTTCTCTTCTGCTTTACCCACGCTTTTCATCAGATCGCGACCGCCTTCAGTCATATTTCTGTTTGCGTCAGCTTCAGATTGCACCACATCGGTTTGCGCAGCTTTGTGCTTCAGTTCCTGATCGATAAATTCGTTTTCGCGCTTAACGCGGGCTTCTTCTTTCGCCAGCGCCAGTTTTTGCTTCTGAATCTCTAAGCTACGTAGCTCATCTTCATAACTTTGATCGCGTTTTTTGTCCGCAGTGGCTTCGGCGTCCAGTTTATCCTGACGAGCTTTCTTATTCGCTGCTGCCGTTGCCGCTCTTTTATTAGCCGCGGCCTGGGCGTTTGCGCGACGTTGCTTCTCTTGCTGGATTTCCCTGTTGCGCTCCGCGACCCATTCGTCATGCTGCCTTTGCTCTTCATTTTTACCTTGCTGTTCCGCTTCTGCGACAGCCGAGAGTTGATCCTGCAATGATGAGGCGATAGCCGGATAGCTTAAGGAGGCTAAGATGGCGCAAAGAAAAACTTTCTTCATGACTCCTCCTGATTATTAGCTCTTTTCAGGACATTTGGTATTTGGCTGAATACGCGTTTCGTTATACGTCGTGGTAATAACAACGGCTAAACCTGTCGTAAACTGGCACTCTTTACCCACCTGGGTGGAGGTATACACTTTGGTGCCTTCCTTATATGTTAAAGAAACACCTTCCACTAAGGTTTTATCATTCACCATAGAACCCGCTGCTGCGCCAACAGCTCCGCCGCCAACTGCACCTGCTGTCGTTCCGGAATTGCTGCCAGACCCGACGTTGTGGCCGATAACACCGCCAGCGACAGCGCCAATAAGCGCGCCGAAGGCTTGTGCGTTCCGTTTATTTTGGGCGTTGTCTACGGCAACTTTTGCGGGAAGAATGGAAATAATATTAACGGTTTTAGTTTCTTGTTTGGTATTCAGTTGATCGGTTTGATAAACATCGGCGGCATGATCATCAGCATTTGACTGGCATCCTGCCAGAGTAAATGACGCTAACATTGCCACAGGCAGAAGACATTTTTTTAATTTCAT